CTTGTAAGAGGATCTTCGTCTACAGTCGATCAGCGTATTGTAGAAGAAGATCCAACAGGAAGAATGATTTCTGGTTTGGATGTGAATGGAAACTACATCTACACTGACTACAGTGAAGGTGCAGAACAACTACAAGTCCGAAACTTCCCGATTGTTTCTGGCGATGGTTCTGGTTTAGCTACAAATGTGCCTACCTCTGTTACAGCTTCTATAAATGGAGTAAACACTGTTGTTATCGCACTAGATGGTGCTAATGGTGTTGTGACTCTTGCAGAGTCTCCAAAAGTAGGTGATGATGTTAGAATCTCCTACTTCTTCAATAGAACAGACACTCAGGTTATTGGTGAAGTTCTTTCAAGCCAAGTTTCAACACAAGACACAGAGATCTTAGGAAGTTCTTCTAACTTTGTGATTGATGCTAGCTCAAACACTCTTATTATTACTGTAGATGGCGAGACTGGTGTTATCACTCTCCCTAATGGAGCTGCTGGTGACAGAGCTAACTCTTTACAGAGAGTAGTAGCTACCCTTAATGGTGCTGGTCTTGCTACTCTTGAAGCAGAAACCTATACAGATGCAGAGGGTAACGACAATCTTATCCTGACAGCAAAAGGTTCTATCTCTATCGGTAATGGTACAGCAAACATTGCAATCGGTGTTTTCACAAACCAAACAGGGAGCTTGAGAACTAGAACTTTCTATACTCAATATGGACCGATTGTAGATGGTAGTAATGGTGGTGTTGTTACAACAGACACTAGCCTTGTGACTGTAAGAGTGGGCGGTGTTGAAGTTGTCCCTGCTTCTTTAGATGGTGCGACTGGTGCTATTACTTTAGCCCTTGCTCCTGTCGTAGGTTCTTCTGTTGAAGTAGACTACTTCCACAACAATTTCCAAGACCAATTTGATTTCATTCCAGGTCGGGACATTACTTCTGTTGATAGAGTATCAATCGTTGCAAGTGGTGGTGGTTCAGCCGCACAGTTCATCGAAAATGTGGACTTTGTTCTTTCAGACGATAAGATTCTTTGGGGATCTGCTTCTTTGGTTTCTCAAGGAACAGTTCAAGATGGGGAAGTTTCTTTTGGTGGAAACCAGATTACTTCTTCACTAAGAGATGAAAGAGCATACTTGGTAGAGTGTTCTGCTGTAACTACAAGCACAGTCCCACCAAGAGTCCTACCAAATGTTTTCAAGCTCCCATTCCAACCCGTTGATGGTTCTGGTTTAGGGAAGCCTACAAATAGAACAAACCTTGTTGAAGTAAGAACAGGTGTTAGTTTATCAGAAGCTCTTATCAATAGTGCTGCTGTTGTAACCAGAGTTGACCCTGTAACTTCACAAGTTACTCTTTCTTCTTCTGTACCTACAAACCACAAGGTTTTTGCTAGCTTCTACTATTCAACGATTCAAGACAAATTTGGTGCTGACGCTTTCACTGTAAGAGTAGGCTCTGTTGGTGCAAGTGGTATTGGTACATATAGTGTTTCAACTCCAAGTCAGTCTCTCCTCTCAGTCAGTCTTGAAAGCAAGGGTGTTGACCTTCAAGAAGTAGCTCTTGTCTTCCCTTCTGGTTCTGAGGCAGCTCCAGGTGCAAGAATCGGAAGTGGAACTCCTGTTTCTGAGAATGTGACTGTTGAAATCAAAAACTATGATGAGACACCAGCAATCTTCTTCTCAGAAGGTCATGGAGATTACTTCTTAATCAATGGGTCTTCTAACACTTTAGAGCTTGAAGCTGACTTACAAGCTATCGCTGTTGATTTCTCTGCCCCTATGGGTGCAGGTAGGAATGGTAGCATCACTACATTGGTTAGTGATCTTCTTGCTTACGATCCTGCTTCTAACAACATTAACTATGGTGCGACTGCTTTAACAAGAGCAGTTACTCTAACTATTGATGGTGTGACTCTCCCAGAGGCTTCTATTAATGGTGTTGGTGATGATGTTGAGACTTTTGTTGCTGAGATTAACACTCAAGCAGCAACTCAAGCACCTACCTATACTTCAATGTCTGCATTTACTGAATGGGAAGCAAAAGCAAATGGCTATGAACAATTCATGTTTAGATTTGTGGGCGATAGTAATGGTCCAAGTGCTGTAGCGACTGCTAGCATTGCTGTTGCTGTTTATCTAAACACTAATGATCTTGCAGCAGCTATCTCTTTGGCAATAACAAATGCAATCGCTGCTGATATTGTAGGTGCGGATGCAGACTTCACAGGTCTTGACTTATCTTGTTCCAGCGATAGTTCTGGAAGAATGGTATTTAGTCTTGATGCGTTACCCAATGCAAATGACGCTTATGGCTTCATTGAGTTCATTGCAGACGATGAAACTTCTTTCTTGAGCATTGCAGGTATTGACTTCGACACTGAGAATCTTACAACTAATGGAAATGGTACTCAAACTAAGTTTGGTTATCTTCCTGTTGCAGCGTTCTCAAGAACAACTCTAACCTCAGGTGAACTAAGAGACCGATTGATCCTTAAAGGGAGAACTGTTCTAGGTAACAAGTATTACCCTGCTACTGCTCTTGGTGTTTCTGTTGATCAAGGTACTAGATTAAGCGATGCTGGTCTATCTACAGGTGCTGTTGTAGAGGCTTCAAGAACTTCTGTTGTAGACGCACCAAGTATTCTACTCAGACTTGGTTGGAGTGAGGTAGATGCGGCTGGTATTCCAGCAAAGACTTTATTCAGTGCAGGGAACAACCAAAACGACACTCTCTCATTAGAGATTGATGGAGTTACTGTAAACATTACCCTTAACGATGCTACTGCAAATGGTCACCTTACATCTATCACAGAGATTTTAACTGACATCTCTGGTGACTTGGGTGGAAATGCAACTGCACACATTGAAGGTGCTGGCATTCGTGTTATAAATGCAAACGCTAAGATCAACTCTTACATTAAGGTTGGTTCTGGCACTGCAAACAGTACGTTCAATGTCACTGAGGGAGATTCTGTTTCTTCTGTAGGTGTGAGTACTGAGTCTGTTGTTTCTTCCCTCATGAGTAACACAGTGGCAAAAGCCACCTTTGCTACAGCATTGTTCTCAACACAACCAAAGGCAAGCTCTGCTGCTGGATTCTACACACAAAAGGGTGTGTCTTATGTATTCACAAATAACATAGGAAGAAAGTATGTTGGGTTCGAGAGTCTAACAACAGGGAACTCTTCTATTCTTGAAGTAACTGGTGGGAGCATTGCAACCACTAAGGGTAATGGATTGAAGATTTCAGTCGGTGCAGGAGATGTAGGAGAAGAAGCATATCAGGGATTTGTTGTAACCTCCGACAATGTTAAGGGTTCTGGCTCTGCTAACACTTCTAGATTGAACGATGCTACAGGTGCTGATGGTATTGTTGGTCAGACTTACATTGATGCAGTAACTGGATTAACTTTCACATTGCTTGAGAGAGCAGGTGGTATTGCATATCCTGTAGGAGCAGGTGCTCAAATCAGCTTCAAAGTAGGCACTGCTTTCACAGCAGACGCAAACATCCCAACCTCTGCGATCCCAGGTGTTTCTTTAATCGTTTCAAACACTCTTGAGACAGCGATTGGAGATACCGCTTTAGTTGAAACCTTTAACAAGTTGGGAAGTGAGCCTACCTTAGGTCAGGTTTACTACATCGACTTCACTAGAACACGAAGTGATTTCAACACTCGTACTTTTGCTAGCCTTTCTGAGGTGATTGGGACTTATGGCGAACTCAGCCCGACAAACTCTTTGAGTATGGGTGCTTTCTTGGCTTTCTCGAATGGTGCGAGAGCTATTGCTTGTAAGCAAGTTCGTTTAGACGCTGGTCAATCTTCTCTTACTGAGCAACAAGTTGTTCAAGCGATCCAAGACATTGAGGGGGAGATTGTTCCAGGTCTAACACCATCTGTGATTCTGCCTCTATTCCCTGCAACTTCTTCTATTGTTTCAGCTATCTCAAACCATTGTGACATTCAGTCTTCTTTGCGTTTCCGATCTGAGCGTAGAGCTGTTTTGGGTGTAAGAGCAGGAACTCAGCCTAGAGAGGTTCAATCTCTTGCACAGGCTTGTGGGAACTCAAGAGTTTGTATTGTCTATCCTGACATTGCGAC